ATCAGTAAGCTCTCCTTTGCTATCATCCGTCATCATAGCTCGCATCTTATCATACTGAACAGCACAAGCAGCATAAGTATGCTTTTTGTCCATACCTTCAGTGTCCGTAAGAGCTTTATCATCAGATGCACACACGCTCATATAAGATTTATACAAACCTGCTTCTGAACCGCTATACTTACTAGCGATAGATACTTCCGCTTCCCCATTTTTAAAACTAACAGTTTTCTCAAGGGGTAATTCAATGTCTTCTGGATTAATTTTCATGACTATGGTATAAAATTGCTGATGGATAAACTTCTAAGTTATGCTTATTAGATACACTCAAAACCTCATTCATTACATTTAATTCTTCGATAAGTTCGAAATTATCAATACAAGCTTCAAGGGTTTGATTCCACTGTTCACGCTCAGAAGCGCAAACAATCGACTCACAAAGTTTAGTTACCATCTCTTCCTGTTGCTCATTTAACTCCCCACCAAACTTCTCTTCAGCCCTCTCTCTAGCTATAGAATTAAAAGCTTCTACAGCATAAATGGTAGATTGAATGCTTGTTCTAGAGTATTCCGCATTAGATAGTTTCTGCTCATCTACTGTGGTAGTGCCATGTGGTCTACCAGCAGCTTCAGGAGTTTGAGACTTCTCAGATACCTCATCTTCAATCATTGGTACGCCGCCAACAATAGGGTTGTAAAAACCTTCTTTCCTCTGTTCAATAAATGCGCTTTGAGCAGGAGCAATATCTTCTGCATTCGGGAACTTACCATTATGGAACATCTCCATTCCTTGTTGAGGGGTAAGAATACCAAGCTCCATAAGGCGGGTAGAAACACGCATAAGCTGAGTTTCATCACGCATGTCGATGTCCTTCATTGTAGCAGTCGGATATGACTTGAACCCAAGAGTATTAGCGATACGCTTTATCTCCTTCTGTAAAAAATCATTCAAGAAACAACTTCTAGCTTCTTTTAGACGGTCAATGAATATTTGGGCTTTGACTTGTGTTGAATTATATTTCTCATCTCCAACGACAATGTTTTGCAGACCTTGCTTGATATCATCATTGAGAATCTGATACTTTGCGGGTCCAAGAACTTTATTCAGATCTGGAATAACGAAATCAGCTTTAGTGGTGTAATCTGATATTAGAACCCGACCGACACTCTCATTCTTGAAGAGGTGCTGCATTGCGTTAATGTTATTGGCGTTAACTCCACCTTTCTCAGGTTCAGCACCCATAGTGATAAGAAGAATAACATTCTCAACAGTTCGGGTAATTGCTTGATCCATTTTTTTAAGTTCAAGCTTAGCATTGATATCTTCTAATACGGGATATCCAAATGGTATCGCAAATGGCTCATAATCTTGTTTCTTATAGAAGGAGAAGCTAAGACGTTTGGGGTCTAATTCAATTTTGATTCCATCTGTGTAGTATGAACCATCCTTGATCAGCTTCTTCATCTCAGGGTCTAGAGAGTCATAAATTAACTGATCTTCTTCTGTAGATGGGTTCTGTAAACGGGAAAGCTCATACTCAGATAAAACTTTTTCATATGCCCCAACATTAAATGTGGTAGCCCTCTTAGATACAATGTCGAAAGGGTTTAGTAGCACATACTTGACTGGAATCTTATTGGCTGAAGGGTTGATAGCTCCAACTTGATTCATAAGTCGAGCATAATCCTCCACGTTGAATTCCCCATCAAATCTATAGACAAAAATATTACCACTACGATAATACTCACGGAAGTATTGATCTTTTAGGTTTTGAAGGTTAATCCGCTTGAAGAACTGTTGGAAGAATTCACGACTCTTCTTTGTCCCTCCCTCTAAGTAGATTTCAGTGTTCGCGAACTCAGACATAACGTCCACAGCGTTTCTGAATACAGCAACGTTGGCATAAGCTTTCTGGCATAGCTCGATACCTTCACGAACATTTACGCCATCAGCAGCATACTGGTAAGGCAACATGCCCTTTCGTATGCTAGAGAATCTGTCGATAGTATTACTTACTGCTGAGCGATTGACCCTTGTAGCGTTTGAAGAGCTGGCCCTGTTAGTTCTAGCTGTAGACACACTCTTATACGAAGCGTCTGATGTATAAAATGATTCACCCAGTAATTCTGGGGTGTATGATTCTTCAGAAGCTTGGCTCATAGCTAAATCTTCCAAGTTATTGTTTTTATTAAACTTTTTCCAATAGTCTGATTTTTTCGTATACTTCCTAGCCATTACAATATTATATTACACGAAAAGTAACTTTCTAACTTTTAAAAGTTAAGAAATAAACATTGGGGTGAATGTTTCTGTAATATCGGAGTCTTGGTTATCCAACATGTCGAAATATACATTCATGCCCCAGTTACCTAGAACCAAAGCGGAGTAGGAGTCTTTTCTGGCTTTGTCAGCGCCCCTCTGCTTACGAAGGTTAGGGGGTAGATCAAAACTTTGTGTTCCTTGTGGAGAAGTGGTAACTTGCACTAAAGCGCACTGGACTTTTATAAGATCCATCATATCTCTTTGATGCTCTACGAAGTCAATCATCTTAGCTCCTTTGTTTTTCTCTTCAGCATCTTGATTCCTCAAGAACTTTAAATTTTCAATAGGGATATTAGCTTTTCTCTGCATATTGTAGTTATCATCCATAGCAGAGCCAGCGAAGTATAATCTTTTGTGATCGAATGCTGATTGTAAACTCTCGTTAGCGAAACGAATCCATGTAGAGCTAGGCTTTCTTAAAAACACAAATTTTCTCGATGATTTATCTATTTGATTCTTAAGCTTCCTAACGCCTTTAGCGTAATCTTTAGGGTTATCTAAATCAGCTTCTACCGTATCTATTTTTAAATTTAATTTTTTAAATATACCACTCTCCTTACACGCACTCAAAAATTGAACACCTCCATTGTAATCGCCAACCACCATTTCAATATTGAAGTTAGTCAGTAGGTAAGCCATGTATCTAATGTGGGTCTGTAGGTTTGAGCCAGAAACGGCGTAGCTATGCACTACAACGCCTTTTCTCGTCTCCGGGTGGATCTTTATCAAAAGTATGGCGAAATCGTCTGAGCTTTCACTCTCGGACCAAGAAGGGTCAAATGCGAGGATATATTTGGAGGCAGGATCGCCAATCACCTCGACACACTGCCCTTCACCATCAGGAAGAGTACATGAAGCCATTTTACTGACTTTGAAATATCCAGAACTATCATCTGTGAATACAGCTCCAAATTCTCGGTCGAACTGAGACTGACTCATTGTTGATTTGGATTGATTAATCAAATTTTGATCATACAGCTGTGCAGGGGCGCAATCATAACTAAAATGCATAATTACCCTATGAGCGCCATCTTGTTTATTCTCATTGATGATTAGAGATTCATATTGCTGATAAAGCTTAAACAAATATTCAAACTTATACGATGCAGAGGATAAACCAATAATTTTGTTATTTGGCCACCGTTTTCTTTCCTCTTCCGTCATTTCACCCTCCGCGATCATCTGGGTTTCTAGATCATAAATCTCTTGACGTTCAGTAGGGTTCTCAACAACAGAAAGGAATGGCATGATAACCTCATTGAAGATCTTCTCAGGCATGAGGAGTAGTTCGTCAATAATCATACGCTGGAAGCGGAAACCTCGGAGCTTTTCGCCATCACCTAGAGGCAAAGCTCTGATGCTACTAGAGCCTATCTCCATAACCCATTCATCATTCATTTTTGATGTCCTAGTTATGCATTGAGATAAAAACTCAGCCTTCGGACTTCTAGCAATATCCTCAATCTTTTTAAAGATCATCTTGGACTGACGAAATGATTTAGATATGATTCCTATCTGTACGCCTTGATTCATGATAGCGTCTAGAATAGCAAATACAGCAGTAGAGAAGGATTTACTCATACCACGACTCCATATGCCCAAAAAGTAATCCGTCTCCATCATAGACTTTACAGCCATGTGTTGAAACGGAAATAATTTCACACCAGTGAATAACTCACAAGTAAAAGATGGATTATCCCTTAAGAACTTATAAAGTAGAAGCTTAGCCTCTCCTTCTTCGATGTATCCTTTTTTGGAAAGTATCTCTTCGTTTACTTCTTTGAACTTCTTGTACAGGTCTTGATTGCCTTCTATCCAAGCCATTTTTTTCTAATTCCTTTTCCCAAAAATATTGTAAGTCAACATTCCACAGCTTCTTACCACAGCAGAGGATCTTGGGTATTAACTCCTCACTGCCTTCTCTAGAACCACTAAACACAAATTGACAACAGTCACTAAATTGCGCCTCGATAGATCTCATTCTGCTAAACACAAATCCCATATTGAATTTTTTGTAAGCAGCACTATTTGTTTTATAAATTTGATTATAATCCGCCTCTACAACAATAAATAAGAAACACCCCAAACTTTGGCATCTTTCTATCTCCCTAATAAACCTAGCATAGCCATTTGTTACAGTAGCGGCAAAATCTTGGAATGACTTTCTTTCTGCATGAGTATGGGTATAGTTTTTCGGGGGTAAGGTGTAATCACCGAAGTCTAGTTTAAAAACATAAGAATTTTTAAAGTTTAGAGGTTTATTCTCTCTTGTGTCGATCCAAACCTCTTCATTGCTATAATCTTCAAAAAACTCTTTACATACATTACTCCCATACGCAGGACTTACCCCGACTTGCTCACAGAATGCGTTGTAACCGCCGAACAGCTTTTTTATGATGTCCAGCGTAGGCCAATCGCCCGTCTTCAGATACAGGCTCGATGGAGCGTGTTTGAGGTTCTTGTTTTCTATTCTTTTTTTAAATTTCTCCAAAATATATTTTTTTACCTCATCTTTGGGCGCTTTCTCAAACCAGAGGTTCATGTTCTTGCTTGTGTTGAAATCTGTAGAGAAGTACTGTTTGGCGTTTTTGAATTCGATAGGCTTTTCAGTCAGCTTGTCGAAACGTGGATAGTGTTTGACATAGTAGTCACCAAGAAGCATATCGTGCTTCTTAATGTGCATATGTAGACCACGTTGCGTATCGAACGTCTGACCACACTCTTTACATTCAAATTGCATCGTCCTGACTAATACCTAAGATTCGCGCTTTCCACTCTGCCATACCTTCCATCCGCTCAGCCTCTTCTTTAATTAGCTTTTTTTGCATTTCTGCCATGCGAACCATATTCTCCCGCTCTTCCTCTTCTTGAAACATCTGAACGATGGATAAAAATGACGCATTGTCCTTGCTGGACTTCTTCATCCGTTCAGCACGGTCACCTTGCAGCTTCTTCGTTAAATTCTCAATGCGGGTTTCACATTGATGATACTCTTGTGATTTAGCTTTGATGATCTCCGCGAGACGTACGGTCATTTCGGTCTGGTCATCAGCAACGTCAAACATGTCGTTAAGCTTGTTTAGGTGAGCAGACACAACCTCCAAATTAATAACCTCTTTGCAGACGTTAAGGTATAGGTTGAGTTCGTCTGCGGTTAAATCAGGCTTGTCCCAACTCAAACGGATGAATTCCTGTTCGAATAACTCTCTGTCTGGCTTATTAAGATAATTATTGATGATTTTTAAAAATCTACTATTGGATAGATTGATTTGGAGCTTGTCTACACAGATTTGCTTTTGCCTGTTTAGTTTGCCATCATTTAACTCTAATCCTGTAGCATCATTGATTTTCTTTACCACACGACTTGGGCTTTTGGGCGGGACGTAATCATTTACGGCGGCGGAGTCTTGCGATGGGACGAAATCGGGATTGACCTCGTTGATGTGTGCGAGAACCGTTCTCTGCTCATTGCTTAGTGGCTTTACTCTCTTTTCTGGAAATATAAGCTTGGCAATCTCCAACGACGACATCCCTTCCTGAGCTTGCTGGATAATGAACTCTTTTTGGGAATCGTTTAGTTCGATTTTGTCCTGTGGTTTGCGGCGGGTTGTTTTATAATCAATATTATTCTCTATTAAGTATTTTCGAACAGCCCGACCCTCTTTCGTTCGGCCATCTAAATCATCATCCCTAAAACATTTTTGGGTGAGTTCATTTAAATTTGTGACTTTATTCACATTGTTTTTTATATACTCTTTTTGATCATCTGTTAAATCCATTACCAATCCCTTCCATCTTTTAAAATTTTTACTGCAATCTTATGAAATTTACACTTGAGATTCTTTACTTGTCTGTAGCCAATCTTACGATTAGTATCAGACAGTTTATACCCCATATACTTTGCTACATCTTCTTCTGTGCAATCCTCGAAATATAACATATGATACGCCCCGTATTGTTTCTCTCCAAGTCTTTTTAGCATTTTCTCGTTAAGCTTCTGTGTATCAGCATCATAATCAAAATATGAATTACACTTAACGTTGATAACATGCTCAGCATCATCCAGACTAGATGCAGTTTTCAATTCTAGTCCAAATTTTTTCTTCTTTGACCATTTAGCATAATCTTTGCACGAAATATCTTGGTTACCGCTTATGGTCTTAGCGCATAATTCATCCCGTGCATGTATACAAGTCGAACAAGGTTTGATATAAGATCCATAATGGTTTCTTATAAGATTCCACATTCTATTCGTAATTACACGACTAAGCCACGGCTCCAATGGACGCGACTGATCCCACATGTGCCACTTTTGGGCGATGTGCGATTTTACCACCTGTTCGACATCCTCAAAGTCAAACCACTTAATAGCGTCTAAACGCCACCTTGATCTCTGCTTTTTAACAGCTCGATCTATGATATCTTGGTAGTCTTCATACTTCTTCTTTTCAGGCATTAAGGTTTAGAAGTGAAATCATTCAAGTCGTAAGATCCCTTACCTTTATAGTCGGGAGGTGTATTTTGACCCGCTAAAGAGCCAATGGTGAAGGTTTTAGGTTTTTCAATTTCGACCTGCAACCCTCTTAGTTGTGGAACGAACTCTGCATCAGTTTCGTCGTCCGAAACTACAGAGGCTTTGGTTTGATTGGGAACCTGCTCCACAGCAGCTTGAGATTCCTGCGCCCCTCCAAAACTCGCCCCGCATTTAGAACAAAAATTAGGTTTAGCAAAATTATATTCAATCTTAACCCCACAACTATAACAAAATATGTGACTCATCTTACAATTATATCAAAATTAGTAAGTAATTACACTATTTTTCACCTTCTAACTTCTTAATAATGAATTTTAATATTTTACTACGGACAATATCGCTTTCATTGAAGCTAAATGTGTGAATCCCCATCTCTTTAGATTCATCATCATCGAATTTGTCGAACATGGGTCCGAATCCACTTTTTCCTCTGATATCGCTCTGGAAAAAATCACCCCCGATAATGATTTTACTATCTTCACCTATGCGGGTGATCAAAGTCGTTAATTCTTTTAGTGTGAAATTCTGAGCTTCATCTGCGAAAACCAATTTATTCTGCCAACTCGCTCCGCGAAGGAAGTTGATTGGCACTGCTGACACTTTTTCGCGTTGTTTTAAGTAGATAGCGTCCCCAGAAGCGACGATTTCTTCCATTTTGTCATAAAGTGGACACAAAAAAGGATCAAACTTGTCTGCAATATCCCCGGGCAAGCTCCCTAACCCCGTATCAGCACTTTCAGCAATACTTCGAACATATAAAATATCTTTAGAGAAGTCCTCCTCCAATAATTTTAACATCCCATACAGGGACATGTAGGTCTTTGAGCTTCCCGCAGGGCCAGAAACAAAAATAATCTTAGAATCTTCGTTTAGTATAAGGTCTAAAAACTTCTTTTGTTTGGGGGTGAATCTAAAATTTCTTTTATTAAACTTTATCGATCTCTCAAAATCCGCTAGTAACTCAAACGGAACCTCTTTTTCCTTAGCAACCTTTCTTCGGGCCATATATATATATTACACTTATTTCTATAGAATGACTTCTTTAATGGTAGCTTTTGTGACTAAAGTACCGCCTCCATCAACGGAGTAACCTTCCGCAACTACATGCGCTCCAGAATTTACAATTAAATCAAAATTAGATGAACTGTAAGTTATCCCAGAACCGTCAACATCTCGTAGACCAACCCCAAAATCACTAGATAATTTATTACCACTGAAATTAATCAATTGATTCAACCCTGTAGACTGGACATTCATATCGACCTCTACACCGTCAACAATTTGGCTGGTCGCCTGTTGCGAACCTAAAGTATAAATTGGAGTTCTTGAATATGTTTTATTGTAACTTAATTCATTGATAATATCAGAAGCTACCACATTACTCGCACCACTTAATAAGCAATTGTGTCCGTAAATTATATCTGTTGTATTTAAATCAGTATTTATCCCATCATCAATGAAGCCTCCTAAAGCTGCGCTGTCAGGATTGTAACTACTAAACGTCACGCTGCCCATCACTGGTTCAAATGGTCTAACCGTCAAACTGAAACTATCAATAAAACAAGATTGATACTGATTACCCCCAATATCCACACTCATAGAATTCTGCCCAGTATTATGATAGCTATCAAATAGAAATCTATCATTTAATAAATTAGTCTGTAAGACGAAATCCAAACTTATCTTACAATCCACATCACCATTAAACCTCAACTGGTCATCAGCGTCAGATATATTCGCGCCCAATTGTCTTTTTATCTGATTTTTAGTGGAGAAATCTACTCCAACTTTCGTCGCCAAAATAGGATTACCTGCATCGACTGCCACTGGCATATTCCGATATGTCATACTCTATACTACACGTTTTTATGTATTATATTCGCGGCATATTAGTTTTATTTTTTTATTCTGGTTTTTCTTGGGCATGCACTTTTGCCAAAAATGACCCCGCTATTTTTTTCCATCCAACGCCTAACTATGATAATTTAATGGTTGAGTTTTTGAGAAAAGACTCCCCCCCCGACTTTGCGAGGTAACGTGCCATGCTGTTTTTATATTAATCGGGGGGTTGTATTACAACTCAAAATAAATCGTTCTTTTATGCAGAAAGTCCTTTTAATTCGTGCGAATCTGTGATAAAATACACGCATGACAGCGACCGAAGAAGCCCTCGCAGCAATGGCCAAAGCAGAAGAAGCATGGAACAAATTGGCAGAAGAAACCGTGCAGGTTTCTGGTCAGTTCCAAAAAGAATGCCAAGAGTTCCAGAAAGAACAAAAGGAATGGTTCCTTGAAAATGTGCCTAATCAGCCGAAGCAAGATCCTAGATTCCTCGCCTAAAAATAAATCATTT